AAAAATAATGGTAAGCCTAAGTTAACAGTAATAGAAAAAAAATCAGACTGGGGAGTTTACGTTTGGTTATGTGACTTTGACAGTAAACCATTTGGTGATGGTAACGGTAATATAATGAATGTTCCAGGAAGACCATATGATTTAGAAAAGATGGCAAAAATAAGACAAGCGGCAGAACACTATGGTGCTCCTGCAGGAAAGGTCCATTTCATGGCTGGTGTAAATAGAGTTAGTGACGAAGAGCATCAAAATCAAATTCATAGAATGAAAGAAGGATTAATTCCTAGCGAAACAGACATAGGTGCATGGATGCTTGCCCAAGAAGGAATGAGAAAAAATGGAAGATAATAATGATGCAATAGCAAAAATAGATAATTTAGATAAAGCACAACCTAAAGAAAAAATAGATTCTTTTAATGTTGATGCAGAAATAGTAAAATCTTATAATGGAATAGATCATAATTTTAAAAGAAAGATTAATAGAGTTGTAAGTAAGGCATTTACAGGTGTTGGTAATACTAAGTCAAAACAACTATTTCCAGAAATGGATATGGTTACAGCCTACGGTTTATTTGATGTTGTTCTACCACCATACAATTTAGATGAACTTTCTTATTTTTATGAAAACTCATTTGCAAATCACGCAGCAATTTCAGCAAAAGTATCAAACATAGTTGGACTTGGATATGGTTTTGAAATTACAGATTCAGTATTGGCAAGACTAGAAGAAGCACCAAATGAAGAATCATTAATGAGAGCACAAAGAAAAATACAAAGAGCAAAGGCTTCTTTAACCGAGTGGTTAGAAAGTTTAAATGATGAAGATACCTTTAGCCATATTTTAGAAAAAGCATATATTGATGCAGAATCAACAGGTAACGGATATATTGAAATTGGTCGTAAAGTAAATGGAGAGATTGGCTACATTGGCCATATCCCAGCAACTACAATTCGTGTACGCCGTATGCGTGATGGGTATATTCAAATAGTAAATCAAAAGGTAGTATATTTTAGAAACTTTCAAGGTAAAAATGCAAACACAGTAACAACTGATCCTAGGCCAAACGAATTAATTCACATTAAGAAGTACTCTCCAAAGAACTCATACTATGGAGTTCCAGATACAGTTGCTGCTGCAACATCTATGGTGGGTAACGAATTAGCAGCAAAATACAATGTTGACTATTTTGAAAATAAAGCAGTTCCTAGATATATTGCAACTTTAAAGGGTGCAAGACTTAGCCCAGATGCAGAAGATAAGTTTTTTAGATTTATGCAAGCAGGACTAAAAGGTCAAAATCACAGAACCCTTTATATTCCTCTTCCATCAGATGGTCCAGATAACAAGGTAGAGTTTAAACTAGATCCAATCGAAAATGGTATTCAAGATGGGTCATTTGAAAAATATCGTAAGGCAAATCGTGACGATATCTTAATGGCACACCAAGTTCCATTTTCAAAGGTAGGTGGAGGTGAAGGTGTATCAATAGCCTCAGCCCTAGTTGCCGATAGAACCTTTAAAGAGCAAGTTGCTAGACCAGCACAAAGAAATCTTGAAAAGACAATAAATAAACTTATTAAAGAAAAGACCGATATGCTTTTGCTTAAATTCAATGAGTTAACTTTAACTGATGAAGATACTCAAAGTAAGATAGACGAAAGATATTTGCGTATGCAGGTTGTTGTTCCAAATGAAGTTCGTGAAAGAATTGGGTACCCAGCAAGACCAGGTGGCACAGATCCAGTCCTTTTAGGAGCACAAGCCAGAGCAGAACAAACAGCACAGGCAAGTGGAAATAGACGCAGAGACCAAGAAAGAACTAACAACGCATCCGACTCAACATCTACCACAAGAGGTAGAAGTGCACAGGGCGAAGGCAGATCTCAAGAATAAATGCTATAATATTATAAAGTGTCTATAAACACTTATTATAATAGAGGTAGAATGACTAATTTAACTAAAGCCTTTTGGCACTCTGAAGAAAATAATATTAGACTATCTATGCCTATTGGCAAAGTAGATAAAGAAAAACGTATGGTATCAGGATTTGCTACCCTTGACAATGTTGACAAACAACATGACATAGTTCCAACAGATGTTAGTGTTAAAGCCTTTGAAAGATTTCGTGGTAACCTAAGAGAGATGCATATGCCTATCGCAGTCGGTAGAGTAATGTCATTCAAATCAGATAAATTTTATAATAGAGAAGAAGATAAGTTTTATAATGGGGTGTACGTAGATGCATATATTTCTAAAGGTGCTCAAGATACTTGGGAAAAGGTTCTTGATGGTACTCTTTCTGGGTTTTCTATTGGTGGCAGTATCAAGGAATCGGACAGCGTATACGACCCCGACTTGGATAAGGCTATCAGGGTTATTAAGGACTATGACCTCCAAGAATTATCATTAGTAGATAATCCTGCTAATCAATTTGCAAATATTGTATCAATTGAAAAAATAGCAGACGGTAGTAATAAAATTGATGGTATCATTAGTAAAGTAGATCTTGAAAATGTTTACTGGTGTGAATCAGATTCACTAATTAGACTTTCAAAAGACGAAGACTCTTCATGCCCTTCATGTGACAAGGGTATGACAAATATTGGTTTCGTAGAATCAAACGATTCAGAAAAGAATTCTGTGGTAAAAGATTTATTAAAATCACAGAAAAATAGACTTGGTGATAAAGTAGCCAAGGCTGATAATCCTATCAAGGAGGGGAATAATATGGCAGATCAAGAAATTACAAAACATGATGATGTTGCAGAAGTGGCAGAAGCACAAGCAGACGCACCAGCAGAAGCAGTTGCAGAAGCAGTAGCAGACGCACCAGCAGAAGCAGTAGCGGACGCAGTAGCAGATGCACCAGCAGAAGCAGTTGCAGAAGCAGTAGCAGACGCACCAGCAGAAGCAGTAGCAGATGCACCAGCATCAGACGTTGATGCCACCACTCCTGCTGAAGAAGTAAGTGCTGAAGAAGCACCTGCTGATTTAGCAAAGGCTGTAGATACAGTACAAGAATCAGTTGATGAGATTCAAAACACAGTTGCTTCAGCACTTGGAGACTTGGTGACAACCGTAAAGTCATTAAATGACAAAATGGCAGAATTACAAAAAAGCATTGATTCAGCAAAAGAGGAAGTTGCTGGAATTAAAAACAATGTAGAAGAGTTTGGAAAGCGTGTAGATTCACTAGAAGATGATACCGCTGTCCGTAAGTCTGGCGACCTTGGCGGGTTCGTACAGGAAGAAACACAAATAAAGAAAGGATCGATGTGGGGCGGGCGTTTCCTCAATTCCGCTGACCTATATCGTTAACATTCACTAGGAGGTGAAATAATTATGGCAGAAGAAATTTTAGAAAAGGCTGCTGCTACAGGATCTATCGTTTCTGGTGGTATTGGAGGTGTAAGCACCCCAGCCGCAGGAGACCTTGGTGTTGCAGGAAGTTCCGCTAATGACGGAGGTATTCTTGCTCCTGAGCAATCACGCCAATTTATCGAATACATATTCGAACAACAAGTACTAGCAAGAGATGGACGCAGAGTAACAATGCGTACAAACGCTGCTGAACTTGAAAAACTTAACGTTGGAGAACGTGTAATCCGTGCCGCTGCACAAGCAGATGCAACTTACACAAACGCTGGTGTTACTTTCACAAAGGTAGAAATCTCTACAAAGAAGATTCGTCTTGACTGGGAAGTATCAACTGAAGCACTCGAAGACAACTTGGAAGGTGCAGGATTGGAAGACCACTTGGTCCGTACAATGACTCGTGCTTTCGCAAATGATCTCGAAGATCTCGCAATCAACGGAGTAGGTTCTGGTTCAAATGCATTCTTGAACATCATGGAAGGTTTTGTTGCAAAAGAAGACACTTCTACAAACACTGCAACATTCGGTACAGATATCGAAGACTTACAAGCACTTGTGCTTGCAATGCCTCGTAAATATCGTGCTTCACGTTCAGCAATGAAGTTCTATGCAGACACAGAAACAGTATCAAACATTATCAACGGCCTTGGCTCTTCAGGTAACCTGAACAGCGAAAGAATCGTTGAAAGAGTTGTTGCTGGTCAAGAACCACAAATCCTCGGTGCTCCATTGCAGTACCGTGTACTAGGTCTTCCTTTATTGGAAGTTCCTTTGATGCCTGCAAACCGTGTATCTCTAACATTCCCTGAAAATCGTATTTGGGGTTTCCAAAGAGATGTCACAGTTCATCGTGAATTCCAACCTAAGAAAGATACAGTAGAATATACTGTCTTCTTACGTTTCGGCGTTCAAGTTGAAGAAACCAGTGCTATCGCAGTTGCACAAGGATAATATCCTTAACAACTAATTAGAGAGGGGAGCAGAAATGTTCCCCTCTTATTTATTTATTTATAAATGATATAATAATTTAGAGGTGTATTAATGGAAATTTTAAGATTAAATAATTCTACTTCATTATCTGCATCATTTTCTGGACTAACAGCAAGCGGATCATATACTTTAGATCTAGATGATTTAATAACATCTACCTCATACTCAGCAAGTGCTATAGCAAACCAATCAGGGCTTGCAGTATTTACACTTCCAAATCATTACCTAACATATACTGGCCAACTCTCCGTTTCAGTAAAAGATAACTTAGATAACATAGTAAACATGACAAATCTAGATGTAATAAGACCATATTGCAATATAGCATCAACTGCTTCATTATTAAATATTAAAACTTCAGAGGCTACAGAATATGAAAGAATTGCTAGATATATTATAGATTCACATACAGGTGGATTTAATTATGTAAGAAAAGAAAAAGAGTTTATTGGGGATGGAACTGATCAACTTTTAATTGATGAAAATATTCATAATTTATATAAGTTGTATGAGAATGGAGAACTTATTTATGATTCTACCTCGGAAAGCAATGAATCAACATATAGAGTTAATAAACAATTGAATGCTATTGTTCTTGATATTCCAGAAACTAATAGAATAAATTATCCTAAAATATGGAGAGATAGATTTTTAGATGTAGACTTTTTTGACGGGTATGAATATGTGGTTGATGGAGACTTTGGATGGAGGGTTATTCCTCAAGATATCCAAGAGGCATCTCAACTATTGATGCAAGATATAGTTCAAGATAATCTAAGATATATTAATAAGTACATAGAGTCTTTTGATAATGATGACTTTAAGATTAAGTTTTCTAAAAATTGGACATCTACTACTGGAAATCGTATTGTAGATAGAATATTGGAGAAGTATCAAAAGTCTATTCGTGTCGGAGTGTTGTAAATGTTACCTAAGTCAAGTTTAGATGATGTCTTATACCCTATGACTGCAGAGATATATTACGCAGATACTAAGCAAGATGAGTTAGGATCAATGAAGAAAACCTGGGTATATGATAGAACTATTAAATGTTCAACTATATCTCAAGCATCAGATAAAACAACTTTAAGTCCTGAAAGTGTTAATGTTAAATCATTATTTGAATTAAATGCTGATGCTATATTAAGAACTAATGATAATATACAAAAAAAGAAAAATGGTACTTTTTACCCAATATCTGAAATACTTATAACAGATATAAAAGATCCTAGGGGAGATTATGTTTGGGAAGATACATTGAATAAAAGGGTTCAATTTGAATTAAAATCATTTGTAATACAGTATGGTCCAGACCATAATAAACAATTTTATAAAGGATACTTGTCTAGGTCTAAAAAACAAGAAGAGGTATTATACTAATGATACGTACCTCTTTTGATACTAAGAAAATGACTAAAACTATAAATAATATTATTCAGTATTCAAATGGATATCTTGATGAAACAAAGAAAAGTGAAAGCAAAATAGCATCTAAAATTGCTAGAATAAGCGTCAAAACATTTTATGATTATTTAGATGGTTTAGCAAGGATGCATCCAGAAATGCTACATCATGTTTATGAATGGGGCGAAATAGGCAATCCTGGAGAAAGACTTTTTAATTTAAAAACAATATCTGTTGGAAAGTCCGTTAGTGTTGATGGTGAACTAACTCAATCTTCAAGCATTAAAGATGGTTCTACTGAACCATTTTATGATAAAGCAAGCATTATGGAATATGGAGAAACGGTAACAGTTTCAGAGAAAGAAGCACAGTCCCTATTCTTTGAAATAGATGGAGAAGAGTTTTTTAGAAAGGGACCTATAACAATAGCAAATCCTGGAGGAGAAGCAGTTAGAGGATCTTTTGTTAGATCTTTTAATGAATTTTATAAAAACTATTTCTCTCAAATATATTTAAGATCTATAAAATTTTATCAACATCTAGAAAATGCAAATGCCTATAAAAAAAATATTAAAGGATCTACTATAAGTAGTAATCCTAGAAATTTAGGTAAGAATTCTGCAATGCAATGGATAGCAACTATGCCAGGAGATGATTTCATTGGCTAGTCCTATATTGCTTCCAGACATTAAAGATCCTCAATTTTGGACCATGTCTGCTAGTGTGGCAGCAGAAGATGTTACTTTGAATATTTTAAAGTATGCTTTTAATGAACTTATTCAACTTCCAGGGTTTGCTAAGTATGGACAAATTAAAGATACTAATGGTCTTATGGTTGTACCTATATACCCTGTAACAAATGCTGGGGTAAGACTACCAGAGACATCTATTCCAGATGAACTAACAATAATTTATGATGATTTTATAAAGTCTAGATCTGGAGAGTATAAATACTTTTATCCTATAAAGGGTGTTCAGTCAAGATTTAAGGTAACAACATATGACTATGCTGTAACAAGGATTATTACTAATAGGTTGGTAGAAATTATAGATAGGGAAGATGAGGCTGCCTCAGACATTAATGGCTTTATGAGGCAATATTACGGGGGGAATCATAGAATTATGCTTCATTGTGTAAATGCTTATCAAACAACATACTTAAAAGACGCTACTACCTTAGATGATCAAAGAAGTGTTTTTTCTCAAGATATTATAATAAAGGCAGACTATCATATGCTGCCAATAAATAGTAAGTTTGCATAAACAAGATATATAATTGTACTGAGGAACGCCCCCACTATTAAAAACTAGAGGAGGAAAAAAACATGGCTTATACTCGTGGAGATTCAAAACAGATTATCGTAGGTGCCGCAGCACTTTTTATCGGAGACTATTCATTAGAATATTATGAAGCACTTTCCGCATACAAATTTTCTGCAGCCGCAGCAAGTGCAAACGGACTTCCAGCATTCGTACAAGGTACAAGTTTTAAAGAAACTTTATCAGGCGGAGCAGGAGACGCAGCATATTGGTCAAACGTAGGCTACACAATGAATGGTTTGGAAATGCAATTCCAACCAGACTTTGGTGAAGTTCAAGTTGATCAATTACTAGACGTTGCTCGTTTGTACAAGCAAGGAATGACCGTAAGTTTAGTCACCGCATTTGGTGAAGCAACTTTGGAAAACCTTGTAACTGCAATTGCAGGAGATGATGCTGACCTAACAGGCAACTCATCTACATCTAATGGTCAAACACTTGAGTTATTGTCTGGAGATATCGGAGACGTACCATTGGAGCGAGCAATCGCTGCAGTTGGTCCAGGAACTGGTGACCCAAACACAACTAAAGAACGTGTCTATGTTGCAAACCGTGCACTTTCAATTGAAAATGTAACAGTTTCAGCAAAACGTGACGAACCATCAATGTTTGAAGTAACATTCCGCTTGCTCTCAGCAGCAAACGGATCTTACGGAAAAATTGTTGATCGTACCGTTTAAGATAAATTCATAAACACTTAGCCCACTCTCTTTAAGGGGGTGGGTTTTGTGCTATAATTTTTATCTAGGAAAGGTAAGAAATGTCTTTTTATTTAGGTCAAATAGAAATTTTAAATCCAGCAATAAACCTATCTACAGTTAAAGATGGTAGAGGTGCAATTCTAAGTTGGGTATCAGAAGAAGATATAAAAGAGTTTACTATGTTATATTTTTACCCACATCAAACTAGGGGAAATCACTATCATCCAGAATTTGTTGAATATTTTTTAGTAACAGAAGGATCTATAATTTTAACAACAATAGACAGTAATACAGGTGAGCAACTTAGCATAACGGGGGGTAGGGGATTTTGTTTTAGAACCCCTATTGGAGTTCCTCATGCTACAAATGCACTTGAATTTTCAACATGCATATCCTTATTGACAAAAACTTGGGATTCTTGCGATAGTCCGATTGTCCAACAGCCTTTGTTTTAAGTCTGTTTTATGCTATAATTTTAATATATCCATAGGAGGATTTAATGGCAACAAGTGTTTACCAAGTTGTAGAGATAGAGTTAATAGACGGTACAAAGTTAACTTTAAGACCTTTAAAAATTTCTTTATTAAGAGATTTTATGAAAAAGTTTCAGGGGTTAGATAACGTAGATGTAGCATCAGATAACGATAAATCAATGGATTTATTAATAGATTGTGTTCAAATTGCTATGCAACAATACAGTCCAGAATTATCAACAGACAGAAAAAAACTAGAAGATGTAATTGATTTACCAACAGTATACAAAATAATTGAAATTGCTTCAGGGGTTAAACTTAACGACCCAAACCTTCTAGCCGCAACAGCGGCTCTAAGTGGTCAGATTTAGATCTTGTACCTATAGAATCTGAAGTATTTCTTCTTGGTAATTGGAAAGATTATCAAGAATTGGAGGATAGTTTATCGATGCCTGAGTTAGTGGCCATTCTCGAAGCAAAAAGAGAAAAAGACCATACTGACAGAAAATTTTTAGGTGCCTTGCAAGGTGTTGACATAGACAAGGGTACTAGTGCTGACGCACAAGATGAATGGGAAAGAATAAAAGCAAAGGCTTTTAGTAAAGGTAAAAGTAATAACCCTAATGATATTGTTTCTTTAAATGGGGCTGCAGCAAAAAGGGCTGGCTTTGGAATTGGGGAGGGCCTTGATTACGAGGTAATTGATTAATGGCTGAAAATATAAATACTAATATTAATATTGATGTTAATATTGCAGAGGCTCTTGGCAAATTAAAGTCTTTAGAAAAACAAATACAATCATTTAATAAGAATATTATTCAAGGTAGTGCTCAAGCACGAAGTGTACAAAATGATTTTAATGCAAGTTTAATTCACAATATAAACGCCACTGGAAAATTTACTGCCTCTATGGGCAAAGTTCATACAGAAACTGAAAGATTTACTAACGCTTTAGAAAAAAATAAATTTTCTGCTAGAGAATATTTTAGATATTCAATGGCCTCTACAAAAACCTTTGGAAAACTATTTGGAAAAGAATTTAGCACTATTACAAAAGTTGCTGAAGAAAGAGTAAAAGAATTACAGGCTAGACATATAGAACTTGGTCGTGCTGCAGATGGTGCTATGAGAGCAGTAAAGATTGTTCCTAAATCTCTTGATTACTCAAAAGCAACTACTTCTATGCAATTAGCAATACAAAAACAACAAATATTTAATAAGTTATTAGATACTGGAACAACCAAACTTTTAAATTTTGGTAAAAATACTCAATGGGCTGGTCGTCAGTTGATGGTGGGTTTTACAATTCCACTTACTATTTTAGGGTCTACAGCAATTAGAACATTTAAAGATATGGAAATGCAGGCAATAAGATTTAAAAAAGTATACGGAGATATGTTTACATCTAAATCAGAAACAGACGCTGCTTTAGTAAGTATTAAAAAACTAGCAAACGAATATACAAAATATGGTGTTACCGTAGTAGATACTATGAAGATGGCTGCAGATGCAGCCGCTGCTGGCAATGCTGGAAAACAATTAGAGAATGTTGTTGCTCAAGCAACAAAACTATCGGTGTTGGGTGGTGTAGCACAAGATCAGGCCCTAGAGGCCACAATCGCTATTCAAAACGCTTTTGGTGCTACTGGAAAAGAACTAGATAAAACTATTAATTTTTTAAACGCAGTTGAAAACCAAACAGTAGTTGCATTAGATGATATTACTCAGGCAATTCCTAAAGTAGCCCCAGTTATTAGACAACTTGGTGGAGACATAGAAGACTTAGCATTTTTTATGGCAGCAATGCAAGAAGGTGGGGTTGCAGCATCAGAAGCAGCAAACGCACTAAAATCTGGTCTTGCTTCTTTAATTAACCCATCTAAAGCAGCAAAAAAAATGGCAGATGAACTTGGTATTAGTTTAGATGGAATTGTAGAAGGAAATGCTGGTAATCTAAGAGCAACAGTTCTTGCATTTTCAGAATCATTAAAACCATTAGACGATTTAGCAAAATCAAGATTGATTGAAACAATATTTGGTAAGTATCAATTTGCAAGACTTTCTACCCTGTTTGAAAATGTTAGCAAAAGTGGAACTCAGGCATCTAGAGTTTTAAGAATTACAGCAGCATCTGCTGAAGAATTAGCAATAATGTCAGAAAGAGAATTAGGTGTTACTGCAGACTCTGCTGCAGTTAAATTTACGGCATCAATAGAAAAATTAAAAATGTCACTAGTTCCATTAGGAGAACAATTTGCAAAAATATTAACTCCAGTAGCAGAATTTTTAACTAAGGCTATGGAAAAATTTAATAATTTTTCTGACGGAACAAAAAGAGCAATAACTACTGTGCTTGCAGTTCTTGGAGGAATTGGGCCAGTAGTGTTAATGGGTATAGGTCTTATTGGCAACGGTATAGCAAACTTTTTAAAGGGTATAAATTTATTAAGAAAAGGATATCAAAATATAGTTCTTGGTAGTGGGGAGTTGGGTAGAGCCACAAACTATTTAAGTATGGAGCAGTTAGAAGCATTGTCTGTAGCAAATAATTTACACAGTGCTCATAAAATGTTAACTAGTCAATTTGCTATGGAATCAAATGCAGTTGCTACACTTACTACAGCATATAGACAGGCAGCCACTGCTGCAGCAGCATTTTCTAAGGCAAACCCAGGAATGGTCATGCCAACGCCAGGAAGGGGCCCTAGGACTCCTGGAAGAAGAATGGCTACTGGAGGTTGGGTTCCTGGTACTGGAAATACAGACAGCGTTCCAACCGTATTGATGCCTGGAGAATTTGTTGTTCGTAAAGATGCAGCACAGGCTAATTCACAAACTCTTGAAAGAATGAATAATGGTGGTCAGACATACAGAACAAAAGGAACTCCTAGTTTTGGAAAAATGGAATACAGAGAATTTGGATCACAAAGTCAACAAGGTGGTTCTACAGTTTTTGCACATGCTCAAGATAATGTTGAGGTAATACAAGGAAATGATTTATATAAGTTATTAGATTTAGAATCATCAGATAAAATATTTAATCCATTAAAATTAGCAAAAGAATTTGGTTTAGATTTAACAGATATTAAATCTACAGCACTTGTTGCGGGAGATTTTGGATTAGGATTAGATAAAGGATTAAATTCTGACTTAAATATTGCAAATGATCCAGCAAAACCTGGGGTACTAGGACAAGATTTAATAGACTCTATAGTTGAAAATGCTAAACTTGACTCTAAAAAAGCAAGGGAAGATAGAAATAGACTTGCTTCTTCATTAGGTTTAGATGTTAAAGGAAAGAGTAAAACTCAAGTAGATATGTTATTTGAAAAAATTGTAAAGGTAGTAAAAGAAGGTGGGGTTATTGATCCTGGTGCTGAATATTCAGATAAAGGTGGAAATGGAAAAAGATCATTTTATAGAGATGGAAGTAATTTAATTGAAAGAGCAATTTTAGAATCAGGAATTGCATTAAGTCCAGAACAAGCAAAATCAAAAGTAGCAAATGCAAAAACAAAAGCAAGAGAATTAAGATTACAGATGAACAATCCTATATTAAAAAAATTAGAAGCAGAAGGAGTTGTAAGAAAAGATGGTAAAGGTGGATATGAAGTAATTAAGGGAGCCATGAGGGGTACTAGAATATCTCCTAGAATTACACAAACTCCTCGTGCAATGTTTTCAAGACTGCAAGAAGTTATTGATAGCATTAAGTTAGAAAAATCAAAAGTAAGTCAGGGAAGAGGTTT